AAAAAAACCAGATGGAATTGCTGGTATATTAGCAGATCCTAACTGGCAGCCTTTAATTATGGCTGGATTGAGTAAATTTTTAGGTATTGGTGGAACGCAACCCAGTGGAATAGCTGGTATTGAGGATGGATATGAAAACGAGGCGATAGTAATTTTAAACAATTTGATGCAAAAAGGTGTAACAGTTGATCATTTAAGAAAATTAGATCAAATGTCTAGTGCAAAATTGCAATCATTATTATTAATGTTATAATTTTTTTAACTTTTAATAATGGCTAAAAGAAAAATATACGGTACAGATCAACAAAAATTATTAATAACTGCTGCTGTTATTGGCGGTGGATATTTTTTAATAGTTAAACCTTTACTTATTAAGTTTGGTTTAATGCAAGATCCATCACTGGTAGCTCAACAAGCTGCACAATCACAAAATGTTAGTGATTATGTAAATGAAGCTACAACAAAACAAACACCTACAAAAACTAGGGGTGAATGGCAATTAATAGCAGATAATATTTATACTGATTTAACCCAAACTGTTATAAACAATAGATCGGATGCTGTTTATCAATTAGCTAGACCACAAAATGATGCAGACGTAGCTATGTTAATAGATACTTTTGGACAAAGGCAACAAAATTGGTTTGGTTTTAGTGCTGGTGCTACACAAACTTTACCAGCTTTTGTATCACAAAATTTAACAAATGCTGATATAAACGCTGTTAATAGTAATTATCAACGAAAAGGAATAAAATTTCAATTTTAATATGAAAAAAAATACATTAGTAACTATTGGTATTATTGGAGGTTTATATTTACTATTAACAAGTTTTAAAAAAGCTGGTAAATTAAAAGGAATTGTTTACGTAGGTCAAACAAATGCACCTACTGGAACTAAACAAGTTTTTAGTAATATAGGAACTCAAATTTTTGATAAAAACAAAAATTTAGTATATACTTACGATACTGCTAATTTAGGAATGACAGTAATAGGTAGCACTGGATCACAATTAAATGTAGTTATTGGTAGTGATTTTGCAAATGGCACTACTGGTTTTGTTGATTCATCAAAAATACAAATAATATAAAATATATAATATGAAAAAAAACACATTAATGTTAACTTTAGGTGGTGTCGCAATAATTTATTATTTGTTTTTTAGAAAAAAAACAAGTACTACAACTAGCGTAACACCAGCATCTGGTCAAACTATGACACAACTTGATTTAAAAAGACAAGCAAAAATAAATACTTTTCCATCTAAAACACCATCAACTGCAAATAATGCTGCACAAAATGCTTATATTTTAGAAGGACAAGCAGTTAAACCACCATTTCCTATTATGGATATATATATGATTATGAATGGTCAAAAAATACCTTTTAATGGATGGGATAGTTACACACCATACGCACCTTATTTAGACATATCTATGGATATTTTTGATCAAATACCATATGCAAATGCTAATTTAAGATTTGATGGTCGTATTGATGGTGGTAAAATAGTACAAATATAATATATGAAAAAAAATACTTTAATTATACTTGGTTTAATTGGTGTAGGTTTATACTTTTATTTAAAAAAGAAAAAACCAAATGTAGCAGATTTAACAGTTACTAATATGCCACCAGCTACACCGCAAACTAATTTAGTAACAAATCAAACCCCAGTTAGTGCAGTATCAAATGATGCTTATAATGTTCATTTTGCATTAAATGGTATGCACAAACTAGGAAAAATACCTAATACAATATAATTATGCAAGACGTATCAATTAACCTACTTAAATATGAAGTAGATTTTTACACTGTTGACAATAGTCAATATGTAGGCGGTTATCCTTATAACGGTATGACCTTTATTAATTATGGTACTAGCGTAGCTAAAATTGAAAGTATTACGTTACAACCTAATCAACAATTTGAAATATCTGGTAACACTGGTGAAATAACTAATCAAAGATTTTTTGTAAATTTTGGTACATCAACAACTGGTAATAATGTTGTAGTAGTTCGTAAAAGATACTTAAATGTATAGTATGAAAATTATTACAAACGTAGATACTATAATAATACAATAATATGAGTGTAAGAGTATTTTACGAGATATTAAATCAAAGAGGTACACCAGCAATGTTTACAGATACATTGGCTAACAGACCAGCTTTTGGTTTTGCTGGTAGATTGTTTGTATCTACTGACAGCGGACAAATATTTGAAGACACTGGTAGTGCTTGGACTTTAGTAGCTGATGCTGGGGTTGGTGGTGGTACTTTAAGTAGTGTTTGTTTAAATGGCAATACTACTGCTACTGGTATTGTAATTACTTCTGGTGGTTTAAGTACAAATAGTCTAACTGATACAGCATTAACTGCTGGATCAATTTTATATGCTGGTTCTGGTGGTTTAATTTCTCAAAGTAATTCAACATTTTTTTGGGATGCTACAAATAACAGATTAGGAATTGGTATTAATGCACCTGGCGCACCGTTAGATATTCACGCAACTGGTACAAATGCTCAATTTAATGGTACTGGTACAAACAATGCTTATTTACAATTTCAAAATGCTGGAGTAAGTAAATGGAGAATAGGAAATACTTATAATGGTGCAGCTAATAGTTTTGATATTTATAATAATGGTTTAGCAAATACAGCATTAAGTTTTAATAGTACAACAAATGCTGCTACATTCAATAATAGTATAACTGGAACAAGTATAATAAAAAGTGGTGGTACAAGTACACAATTTTTAAAAGCTGATGGTAGTGTAGATTCAAATACTTATTTAACTACATCAAGTGCATCAAGTTCTTATGTACCTTATACTGGTGCGACTGGTGCTGTAAATTTAGGTTCATACAATTTAACAGTTAATAGTATTATAGTAGGTACAGCATCTGGAAGTGGAAGTAATAATGTTGTACTTGGAACTGGTATGCCTAATAATACTACTGGTTTATCAAATACTTCAATAGGAAATAGTGCTTTAGGTTCAAATACGATTGGTAGTTATTGTACTGCAATAGGTCAAGGTGCTTTACAAGCATTAACAACTGGTGGTTTAAATACTGCATTAGGGCAAGGTTCTTTAAGTAGTTTAATTGGTGGAAGTAATAATACTGCAATAGGTCAAGGTGCTTTAAATTTAGCTATAAGTTCATTTAATACTGCCTTAGGACAAAGTGCTGGTGCTATTGTTTCTACTGGCTCTTATAATACATTAATAGGTTATCAAGCTGGTAATACTATTACGACTGGAAGTTATAATACTATTATAGGTAATTATATTGGGACTGCTGCATTATCTAATAATATAGTTTTAGCAGATGGACAAAGCAATATAAGATATCAATGGGATGGAACTGCAAATACTTTTACTGGTTTTGTAAAAGTAAATAGCGTTCCAATAAGTACTTATGGTTTACAAGTAAACAATAGTTTAGGAAATCCAGCTTTTGTAGCTTATCAAAATAGCGATAGTTCTTATGCTTTACAAATGGCAACTACTGGTGCAACTACAATAAGTATAAATGCAAATGCTAGTAATTCATACTTTAATACTGCTGGTAATTTTGGATTTGGAAATAATTCACCAGCTTATAAATTAGATGTTAGTGGATCAATTAGAACTACATCAACTATTAATTTAACTGGTACTAATTCTCAAATACTTACAACTATTTCTAATTCTATTGCTGCTGATAATGTTTGTGTACTTTATAATACAAGTTCAACTGGATATGGTTTATACATTGGTGCTGGAGGTTCAACTACAAATGCTTTATATTGTACTGACTATACCAGAGCAAAAAATTTATTTTTAGTAAGAGGAGATGGAGAAGTTTTAGTAGGTACTGCAACTAACACTATTAATAGTTCAAATTTTGGCATTAGATTAGCACCAGATGGCACTTTTCAAAATAGTAGAAATGCTGGTGGTGGTGCAGGTGTAATGAATGTTTTTGGTAATGCAGGACAAATGTTAGTATATGGTAATGGTAATATACAAAATACAAATGGTTCATATGGAACTATATCCGATTCAAGATTAAAAGATAACATAATAGATAGTACAAGTAAATTAGAAGATTTATTAAAAGTAAGGATTGTTAATTATAATCTTAAAAAATATCCAGATCAAAAGTTATTAGGAGTAGTTGCACAAGAATTAGAACAAATTTTTCCAGCATTAATAGAAATTAATGAACAAGGATATAAAGGTGTAAAATATTCTATTTTTGTACCTATTTTAATAAAAGCAGTACAAGAATTAAACGAAAAATTAGTAAAAAATAATATTAATTAAAATGAAACAAATACAACCAGTATCTATATGGTACAATGGACAAATATATCAAGCTACTATTTTTAATTTAATTTCAGCTTATGACAATTTAGTAGATACGTGTTATTTTACATATTTTTTATATGACAATCAAAATTTACAATTAGCAACTGGATCTTTAACATTAACTGGTACAGATTATACAACTTATTCAAGTAGTCCAGATTCAAATAGTTATGCTTATCAATGGGGTGCTACACAATTAAACCTTACATTAATTTAAAACTAAAACATATACAACAATGGAAACTCAAAAAGCATTAGAAATTATCAAAGCATTAATTGACGAAAGTATTAAAAAAGGTGTTATGGCAAACATAGACACAGCAGTACAAGTGGCTGAAGCATTTAATACCGTAGTCAAAGCATTACAACCAGTAAAAGATGAACAACCACAATAATACAATAACTGGATCTATAACTAGCTTAACAGCTTATGTGTTAAGTATAAACCAAATTAATGCTTATATGCAATTAATTTTAGGTTTATTATCTGGTGCAGCCAGTATTTATACTATTGTAAATATTTATAAACAGAAAAAAAATAATCAACAATGAAAAATGTAAAAACGACTATTTTTGGCTTATTAGCCGCTATTGGCGGTTATTTTGCTACAAATGGAACTGGTAAATTACAAGGTATAGGACAAACTGTTGCAACAATCAGCACCTTTTTATTAGGTGCATCAGCTCAAGATGCTAGTAAAAAAGAATGAATCGGAAACAAAAATTAGTTACTGGTATAGCAGTAACTACAATTATTTTGCTTATGCTACGTAAAAAAATAGCTACTGCATTAAATACTACTTCTTTTGCTAATATTAGTGATAGTTTATTTAATGTTATAAGTAGTTTTGAGGGGTTTTATGCTGTACCTTATTGGGATCGTACGGGGTACAGTGTAGGTTATGGATCACAATATAATTGGGATCAAAAAAGACCAGTGGCAAAAACAGATGTAATTGATAAAGCAACTGCTAAAAATTGGTTATTACAAGAGGCACAACAAGATTATAATTTTGTACAAAGCAAAGTAAAAGTACCTATTACAGATAATCAGTTATTAGCATTATCTAGTTTTAGTTATAATATTGGTAGGGGTGCATTTGAAAGCAGCACATTATTAGAATTATTAAATAGTGGTGCAGACATTAACACAGTAGCAGCACAATTTGATCGCTGGAATCAAAGCGGTGGAGTAGTTAATAAAGGACTGGTAGCACGTAGAAACGCTGAAAAAACACTATTTTTATCTTAGTTTGATTGGGTTTTATTGATGTATAAAGGTAACGAGGGACATTTCTATGTCCCTTTTTTTATATAGATCCTTTCCACAAATAATCTATTATCCTTATTATATAAGTTAATATATTGACAATCAATACTTTTGCAAAAATTGATAAAGCTGTTAATATTACTAATATTACGGTACTTTCTGGGGGGTAAAGTACCAGTCATAAAAATAATAGCATTATATAGCTTTTTAGCCATTTTAAAGGGGTTTATTGATTATAGCAAAGTACCTAACAGCATCTTGAGTAAGTGCCTTTATTTTGCGTTTAATTACTAAATGAGATACTGCTGTAAGCATCTGCATACGATCCATTTTAGTAATGTCGTAAAGATCTTGTAAACTTACTACTTTACGTTGCTGGATGATAATGTAAATTTTTTGTTTGTTTGTCATTTTAAGTTATATTTGCATTGAAAAAAATTACCTTTCGGGGTTTATTTGTCAGTAAGCAGCCAAGCCTAAAAAACTTGACTGCTTTTTTATTTACTGACATTACTAACCATTAGTATTTTTAATTATTGATATATCCCAAATCCATTGTAAAAAAACCCAGCACATTATAGCTAGTGAATAAATTATAGCCAGTGGAACTAAAATAAATGCCATATACATAAAAATAGCTGCTTTACCTATAAATATTACAATCTTATCTAGTTTCATATTTATTGTCTTTATTTTTTATGATCCATCCTCTAGTGATCCATAATTTTATTAGATTTTTTGCATAGCCTTTACTGGTGGCTGTTCTTTCTATAATTTCATTTGATATATCGTTGTAGTTTGTTGGTATGGTTATGATCTGGTAACATAATGATCTGCTTTCGGTGTCTGGTAGATCAGTAGCTTTTTTACCAGTGTTATGCTTTTTTTCCGTTTCTACTTGCTGGAATATACCATTAAAGTTTATTAATGTAACTGGATCAAAGTCGGAATCACTACGCATAAAACGACTAGAAAGCACATAGGCATTTTTTTCTTTCTCTTTTACAATATCTAGCGTAGATTGTGCAAAACGATCACTAGCAGATCCAATGTGTCCAGTAGTGCTTAAATTAGATTTAGATTGATGCAGTACAGTTACTAGCAGCACGTTATAAATTTTAGTAATTTTTTTAAGCCATTTTGTTAATAAACTACTTTCTTTTTCATCATTGTAATTAACTAATAGATCTAACAAGCCATCTATAATAATTACAGAACAATCGTGATTAGATTCTAAATAAGTTTCAATCATTCGCCTAATAATGCCGCTACCATCTTCTCTAACTTGATAGGCATTAAACCAGTCTGGTAAATTGTTTAATTCACAAAAACCTTTTATTTTATTAATTTGCCTAAAAAAGTCATAGTCGCTGCTTTCAGTATCAAAATAACATAACCTTTTACGATCCGTAGGTAAATGTAATTTCATACTAAAAACATCATAAGGTACAAAGGCACTAGCAATTAATGCAGCTATGTACGTAGATTTACCAGCCTTAGGGTAACCCAGAATACACACAGAAATTTTGTAAAGATCCAACGTGTTTACCAGATATGGTAAATACTATATTTTCTTTGTTCGGTATGTAATCTGGGTTATATGCTCTTTTTGCTAGTAATTCGGTGATCGTGGTTTGTTTGTCAGTTTCCATCATATTTTTTGTAGCAATCCGCAAATATATAAAGCCAATATAATAATTAATAATGCTTGACCATTAACGGTCAAAAAAAGCCATTTCATTAGGTTTTTCATTAGTTATTTCTTTATTAATTTGATCTAATTTGTTTAAAAAATTTTTTGCTTGTGTAATGCTATGTGTCATTAATTCGTTTACATCATCAGTACCATCTGCATTGTTTATTAAATAACACTTAAAAATTTCAAGTGCAAACAATTCTAATTTATTAACACCCGCAACTGGTACAACTAATCTTTTAAAATTATCTTGCAAAGGCATTACTGGGTAAGCTGGTTGTAAAATATTATTCATTAATTACTGGTTTTTGTGATTCACTTTCGTAAATAATGTAATCTGGATGCGTTGGCTTTGTTTTAAAACCATTTTTCCACATTGTATAACTTTTACCATTAATAGTAAACTGTATAAATGTTTTACCAGTTTTGGTAGGGTTTTCCCAAGCACCTATGCTGGGTTTTTTTTCTTTCGGGTTTTCCATTGTTGTAGGTTTATTTTGTTAAATAATCAATATGACATTGTGCAGAAATCAAACTGTTATGCTCGGACATATCAATTTGTACTATGTAAATTTTAGGGTTTAATTTATCAAATAAAGTTTCAAATATTTTATAACCCAAATAAAAATGTGTTTTCATAAGTGTATTGGTTTTCATTTTATATTTCTTTTAAATGTATTGTTAATGATTGTATGTCTTTACTATATTCATCAATAGCATCATCTAGTAAATTACTTATTTCATTACTTAATTGAAAGGGGATCATTTCGTTAGTAAGCCAAATCATTTGTTCAACACCGTCTGGATTGGTGCTGCTAAATAAAATTTTTACGTTACGAAAATTTTTGAAAGATCTAATATAAACTAGATCATCTTTTTTTTGTGTTAATCGTTTAATTTCTTCAAGCACAGATCGTGCATTGGAATACAAGATAGTTTGCATTTTTTGATGGGTTTAAGTGTCAGTTAAATTGTTATCGAGTGCTAAACTACTAATATTTTTCAAACTACCAAATATATTTTGTAAAATATATTAATTAAAGGTGAAAAAAATTAAGAAAATAGTATGTATTTTACGGGTATGTGAATATTATTTTTTTTCACCTTGTGAAACAAAAATAATATTTTATTATCATAACAATGCACATTTACCCTAACTTTTTTTCCACACTGCTAAAAATTGTGTTTTTTTTACATTTTTAGCTAAAAATTGGTGGTTTTATGAATTTTTAGTAATTTTATGACAATTCCATATTTATGCGAAAAAATTGGTGGTTATTACCAGCTGCTATTGTTGGTTATATTTTATATAAAAAATATGTATTAAGCCAAACGTTTAGTGCATTTTTTAAATCTATTGATTATTCTAATTTAAGTTTACTTAACCCAATAATAAATATTATTGTGCAAGTGAATAACCCAACAGATGTAACAGCACAGATACAACAAATTAAAGGAAATTTATTTTTAAACGGTGATCTGGTAGGTACTGTAATAGGAATTACACCAACTACTTTAGAAACTGGATCAAGTTTATTAAACATACCGGTAACATTAAATTATGCTGGTTTAAGTCAGTACATACAAAAATTGAATAGTAAAGGTTTTAAATTGGATTTTAACGGTACAATAATGGTGGATCTTATTTCTTTACCTTTAGTATTTACCTATTCAATTTAATATGGTAAGTAAAAATACATTGATTAGTAAACTAGATCCTTTTTTAGGTAAAAAAGATGTTTTAGTATATAATCAAGATACTTTAGATATTATTGATGGTATTTTAAATAATCATCAAAAATATGAGAAAGAATACGACAAAATATACAGATATTTTGTTGAGGATGAAAATACAGATCAAACAGCATATAATGTTTGGTGTTTTTTAAAGGACAATTTCAATTATGTTATTGAGCCAGAAAAAATGCAAGTATTAAGAAGTCCAGCAGCTATACTAGGAAGTAGTAAGTCTGGAATTGACTGTAAAGGTTTTGCAAGTTTTGCAGCTGGGGTGATGTCAGCTTGGAAACGTAACGAGGGTAAAAAATTTGATGTGATGTATCGTTTTGCTAGTTATGATCCATTTGATAAAACACCGCAGCACGTTTTTGCAGTGGTAAAAGAAAAAGGCAAGGAATACTGGATAGATCCAGTTTTGGATGAATATGATCAAAAGAAACAACCTTATTTTTATAAAGATAAAAAAATAAATGATATGGCATTAGTAGCATTAAGCGGAGTTGAAATTGGAAAATATAAAAAAACTATGGGTGATCTAACTATGGATGCCAACGGTAATTATTATGATACATCTGGTATGGTAGTTGATCAGTCTGGTAATTTACCAACTGATACTGGAAGTTCAAGTTCTAGTTCTAGTTTTGATTGGACTAGCATTTTTAGTAGTTTATTAAAAGTAGCACCAGTATTATTACAACCCAAAGCTGCAATAAGTCCATACGGTACACCTTATGGATCAACTTACCCAACAACAACAACAGTAAAACCTAGTACTGGAATTAGCACAAATACATTGTTATTAATAGCTGCTGCTGGTTTAGGAGTTTATTTTTTTACAAAAAAACGTAGATAATTGCAAGATATTGGTTACATAGGATATAAAGAAAGTAAAGTAGGTACTACATTTGTGCCTATTGTAGTTCCAACTGGTGAGCCTACTACTACTGCTATTGCTAGTACTGTTGCTACTGTTGTTGCAACTGTTGCTGCATCTTGGGATGGTTGGTTTAGTCATCCAGCAGCAGATGCCAATAATATTATTGATAAAATGAAGCCTTTAATAACTAATCTGGATGCAAAAACTAGAATGGCTTATGTAATTGCAGCTAGTACCAAAATAAGTTCAAAAGCAAAAGATGTAGATGCAGAAAAGAATTTATTATGGTACAGATTAGCTTACCCAAATGATTATACAGTATTAAGTTCAGATGATAAAAACTACTGGAATAATTATTTAAACAATATAAAAGCTGGGAATAGAGATGGCAATAATATGTATGCAAATTTACAATTAGCTATGTTTAGACCAGATGAAGTTAACTACAATGCAACACCTATAACTGCTGCTAGTAATATATTAAGTAATGCTGGAATCAGCACTAATACAATAATTTACGTAGCAATAGGTTTAGGTTTATTTTTACTAATAAAAAAATAGAATAATGACAGCTTTACAACAAATAATTAAAGAGGCTAAAATATTAAGAAAGAAGAATCCTAAAATGGAATGGAAAAAAGCAGTGGCACAAGCCAGTGCAATTTATTCTAGTAAGCATAAAGGAAAAAGTCCAGTAGGAAAAAAACATAAAAAAGTAGCACGTAAAAAATCTGCTAAGAAAGTAGGTACAATAAAACGTAAAGTAGTTCGTAAAAAAGCTGCTAAAAAAAGAATAACAGAAAGAGGTATTTTAAATAGAATACATACAGTTAAACGTAATGTAGAAAAATTAGATGAAGCACAACATAAACATATGTTAGGTAGAATAAAAGCAAAACCTACAATAATAGCATTAGCAAAAAAAATAAGAAGACAAACTGATATGAACGAACATAATTTAGCTATATTATCATTGGCTAAATTTTTAAAAGAAAAAAAATCAATAGAATTAATAAATAATGTTATTAAAATGCACAATAATTATGGTTATATGCCAAAGGATTTAATTAACATAAGAGATACTATATATGCACAATTAATGATAACATTAAAACATAAATACGGTCAAGTAGATTATAAAGAAATAGAACACTCTTTTTAAATAAAAATTTTCTCATAACAAAAATTAAAAATTAAAAAAATGGCAAGAAGAAAAAAATCTCACGCAAAACGCCACCATACTAAACGCAGACACCACAGAATGTCTGGCATTGGTGGGGGTATTACATCAGCAGCATATATTGCTGGTGGTGCAATTTTAGCTCAAGTAATTATGCAAAAATTAGTAGATCCTATGTTTACTAGCTCATCTGCAACTACTAAGGGTTTAATAGATGGTGCTGCACCTATTGTTTTAGGTATGTTAACACCTAAATTTATCAAAGGCGATGTAGGTGCTAAATTAGGTGCTGGTATGATTGCAGTAGGTGGTTTAAACTTAGTTAAAACTACTGGTTTAATTAGTGGTATTGGTGCTGGTTACTATGGTAACAAAACAGTACGTAACATAGCTGGTTATCAAGGTGCTAATTCTGGTACTTATATAGCTGGTGTACGTAATGCAGCAATGATGGAACACTGCTAATTAATTTTTTTCACTTTTATTAAAAACATATAAAATAAACAAAAATGGCAACACAAATGGGCAATAGATTGGTGTTTGAAAACGCAAAAGCACTGATCAATCAATTAGGTTACGACGCATCACACGCAGTCTTGACACCTTCATTTTTACGCAGCGAGGTATTATTAACAACTTCAGCTGCAAGTTATCACGTACCAGTATTGGTTAACGATAACGTAAACGGTACACCAACTGTACGTGAACAAAGATTAGCATTACAAGATTTATTTATTGTAAGCTCTATTCAGTTCTTATTAACAAGTGGATCTAGCACAACTGGATCTGCTAAAAACTATACTTATCCTAACTTAACAGCTTTCCCAACTGGTGCTGCTCAGTTATATAACGTATATAACGGTTATTTTAACATTCAAGTAAATAACCAAAATGTGTTACCAAAATGGAGTATGTTACAACATTTAGATGTACCACAACAACAACAAAATACAAACTTTAACGCTGCGTCTGCAACAAGTCCAGCACAGTTTGCTATTGATCAATCTAGTTTTGATGAATACGCATTACAAGTTTGTGAGCCTAATATCGTGTTAAACGGTGCTAGTAATATCAATGCAAGTATTATTTTACCAGCAGCACCTAGTGCTATTGATTCAAATACATACGTAGCAACTTTATGGTATGGCATCCTTGCGCAAAATTGCACAAGTGTTAAGTAATTGATTTACAATTAGTTATAACGATAATCTTTTGGCGAAGTATAAACGCTAACTGCCGACGGTCAGTAACTACCGTCTATTTTTAACTTTATTAATTAACAAATATGATACGCATTGAAAGATTTGAAGCGGTTGAGATTTCAGTACCATCTGGAAGTACTTTGACACGTTTCTATTTTCCAGATTTGCCAAATTTGAGAAATGCTCAAATTACTGCGATCCAAGTTTACACAGCTGGTACAATTAGTGCTACACCGTTAACTGGATCAACACCAGTAACAACAGCAGATCTTAAAAAATCGTTTTTGACATTATATGAAGGTGATTTACAATTAGTATATAACGTGCCTATGATCAGTTTAAACAACATTGTTAACAGTGCAGCAGATCCTTATACTTTTGAATTACCATCAGTTAATGGCTTAACAATTAGCTGGGTAAAATCTTACGTAAACCTACCAACTGCACTAGCTACCACTGGTACTGCTTATTCTTTTGGAGTTTATTACCATTTTTAATACAACTATATGTCAGCGAAAGCACAAATAGTAGGAATAGATGGCATTATGGATTGGTACGATCAACATTGTACCAGTCCATATTATGCTGTTTACACTTACTTAACCCCTTCAAAATTAGAAAAGCATTTTCAATACACTAAGCCAGATCAAGAGGAGGGCAGAATGTTATTAGAAAATACTTTACAAGCAATGGCAATGCAGAATGATGAAACATTGTACTGCTTAAAATTGTACGATACATTAAATAAAAAAAATAGTATAGACAGCAATTTAGACAATTTAGCTACTGTACGTTTTAGAGTGGTAGATTTACCACACGCACAACCTATTGGAAGTATTGATAGATCTAGCTATAAATTAGAAAATGCACTAACTAGAATGATGGAAACGCAAAACTTAATTTTAAATAAATTAAGTGCAGATGAAATGGAAGATGAAGAAGAAAAAAAACCAGATGGAATTGCTGGTATATTAGCAGATCCTAACTGGCAGCCTTTAATTATGGCTGGATTGAGTAAATTTTTAGGTATTGGTGGAACGCAACCCAGTGGAATAGCTGGTATTGA